GGCGTAAATATGTCCTCCAGCATAGAGGAAATAAACGCTGCGTACATAGAGTTTATTGAGAGTCAGCGTCTATCCACGTTGGAGTTTGAACGTCAGGCAGAAGCTGCAAGTAATTTAGAGAATTTCTTTAAGTCCCAGACGGGAAGCTTGGGAGCTCTTGTGGAAGAGTATGGAGCCCTACAACGCGCCTCAATAATGGGGACTGGGGAGAGTGACCAAGCCCTCATTGACTGGTTTAATAGGCAGAAGGCTATTATTGATGGACAGACTGAGAATATTGTTTCATCCCCTTTTGGTAGTATTGAAACACTTGAGGTGGAGTTAGCCCAACGTCAGCAGGCATTGGTTGATAGTATTGGCATGGAGCAGGCCATGATGGAGGGGCATTGGGATAAGTTGAAGAGAAATGCGGCCTTGGCAAAACCCTTCCTAGCAGTTGCTGATAATGCTGAGAAGGCAGGGCAGGTTGTTGGGGCTAGTATGAAGTTGATGGAAGTAGCTGGCAAGAAAAATACCAAAGCGTACAAAGCTATGGCAGCTACACAAGCCGTTGTAAATACCGCACTTGCTGTTACAAACATCTGGTCGCAACACGCAGCCAACCCTATTCTGGCAGGTGCCTTAACAGCACTTGTGACTGCAACTATGGGAGCACAGCTGGCAACAATCAAAGGTGCGAATTACGCTAAGGGTGGACATGTAACAGGCCCCGGTACAGCTACTTCTGATTCTATCCCTGCCAACTTATCAAACGGCGAGTATGTGATGAAGGCTGATGCTGTTCGTAAGATTGGCTTGAACCAGCTTAACAAGATGAACTCTGGACAGATGGAACAGTTTGGTGGTGGTGGTGTTGTCGGCATACCCTCTGCAGGCACTGCTGGGAATTCACAAGGCTCTGTGAGCATAACAATCATTGATAACTCTACAGGTGAAAAAGAGTACGAGACTGAGGAAACCACTAATGAGTTTGGAGAGAAGAGAATTAGGCTGATGATTAACAGTGTTGTCAAAGAGGGTGTGATGAGAGGCAACTATGACTCCGAATTTGGGGCTTCGTATGGTCTTAGAAGGGGCGGTAAAACCGTCTAACAGAGGAGGATAAATGCCTACACCAATTTGGCCTACGAGCCTGCCACAAAGCCCCCTTATAGAGGGCTACTCAAACATTCCACAGGACAGTGTAATGCGTAGCCCTATGGATGGGTACACCAAGCAACGTAATAAGTATACAGCGGTGATGTCAGATGTGACAGAGTCGTATTTGATGAGCCAAGTCCAGTACGCCGTATTCAAAGACTTCTTTAGGAGTACACTAAAGAACGGTTCCACGGACTTCATAAAGAACAATCCAGAGACTGGGCTGGGTGCTACTTATAGAATGTCAGGAACGTACTCTCCCAGCTTCAATGGCGTCACCTTCAAGGTTAAGCTAAAGATGGAGATGGTACCCTAATGTCAATGTCAGAAGAGTTCATAGATCAGGCCCTTAAGGGTGGCGGGAACCCTATATTGCAGCTCCTCAGGGTAACCTTTGAAGGTGAGGTTTACCACTTTGCCGATAACACGGAGGATGTCCCTAGTAGTGTGACAGGCACACCTCAAGTGTACAGAAGGGGCAGCTTTAAAATTGACCTGCCAGACGACACGGAGGAGGGGACACCGAAGGCAACTTTGAAGCTAGAGGCTACGGATAGCCGAGTTATTAGGGCTCTAAGATCTAGTGATTCCCCTGCTGTTTTCGATATATGGCTTGTTCTGGGAGATAACCCAGATATTGTGGAGTATGGGCCTATTAATTACAAAGCGACATCATTCACAATTGAGGATAAAGCAATCTCACTAAGCCTTGAGGTGGAGCCGATACTTCAAGTCTCCGTACCTTCTGTGAGGTATACACCGAACACATTTAGGGGACTATTCAAATCATAATACCCGCGTGGGTTTACCTCCTCCCCTATGTCGAAGGCGGTAGGGACAAGTCAGGAGTTGACTGTTGGGGGCTGGTAATATTACTTTACAAGGAGCTCTTAGGCAGGGGCTTACCTGAGTACTCACATATTAAACTTCCAGATATAACAGACATATCGGAAACGTCAAGATACCTTTTAGAGGAGCTTGAAAGGCAGACTTTATTTAGAGAGGTTACGGGTACACCAGAGTGTGGGGACGTTATTCTTCTCAATGTTCGTGGGGAACCTATTCACATAGGGTTTATTTTAAGTAAACATTCCATGATACATACGAGCAAAGGTCATGGGGTTGTAATCGAAGACTACTTGGAGACAAAATGGAAAAGCAAAATAGCGGGAATATACAGAACGAAGTAAGGGTTGCCGTAAGTAAGTCTCCGGTACTAAGTCCTATATTCACGACTCAACCCGTGGGCAGCTCCCTACAGAGTATCGTGAATAAGTTCACAGGGTTGAGTCGTGAGCATACAAAAATCTACGTAAATGGTGTGCAGGAGTTAAACCTAGAGTATATTCCCTCAGAAGGGGAGATGGTGAGTATTTTCCAAACACCATCTGGTAGTGACTCGGGGACTTTGGTAGCCCTTGGCATTGTGTTCCCGTTCCTAATCCCAGTACTAGTCGGGTACGCCCTGTACTCAATGATGGAACAACCCACACCACAAGGAGAAGCGGAGAGGCTAAACCGGATATCCGGATCCAGTAACAGGGCTAGACCTTATGATGTGATGCCCATTATCTTAGGCAAACGTAGGGTTGTACCTTCTTATGCGGCTCAGCCATACACCTACTGGAAAGGAAAAGAACAGTGGCTTAAGATGCTTTTTGTGGCTGGCTGGGGGCCTTTGGAGATAACCGACTTAAAAATTGGGGAAACTCCAATCTACCAATATGATGATCTAAGATACACAGTGTTGGACTGGAATACTACTAAGAGGATGAGCGCGCTCAGAAATATATGGAATACTGACACCCAACAAGACGCGGTTAACCAATCCCTACCCTATGATTCCTATATAAGCCGCTCAGCCCCTTCAGAGACAAGAAAGATTACTCTTGACTTAGTCTTTCCACAGGGACTTTGGAGGACTAAGGATGGTGACATTGCTTATGTAGCCAACGCGCTACAAGTAAGGTACTTGGTCAACGGTGTTTGGTACTCTATAGCAAAAGTGCATGGAACGTCTAGCCATGTTGTTAATAGGTCATTGGTTAAAGACGGGGGCAGGTATTATGTCACAGACAATCTAGATTTAAACGGTTCGTCACATCCTAGGGGTAACAGAGAGGATGTGACGAACTCTGTAGTTCGTGAGAGTGGGGGTTTCGCATGGGTGAGGGACATTTGGAGTTTCCTGCCCTTGGTTGTTAACTCCCAGAATTACTGGGAAGGTACACGTGACCAGCTCCATAAGAACTTCTCCTTTACCCCCATAGACCCCGTAACAGGAGATAATCTTGTAGTACCAGTCCCCATGGAATTCAAAAGGTTAGCTATAAATTTTGACCCTGACACGCCGGGGGCATCCACAGAGATTAATGTAAACACCATTACATATGAGCGTTCAAGCGACCTGACAGAGGATTACTTTGGTATAGATCGTACACAGAATAGGTACCCCGTGCTAATTGCCCTTGATGTGAGGGCCACTGACCAACTGTCAGGCGTTATTGATAACCTGTCTTGTCAAGCTCAGAGCCTAGTTCCCGGCACCTCTGTCCTAAATGACTGGAAAGACTATAGCTTGGATAGTTATTGGTATGCCACGGAGAACCCTGCCAGACTATATAAGTGGGTTTTACAAGGGAATTTCAATACTGTTGCCCTCGACAACCATAGAATTGACACCGCCTCTCTCCTGAATTGGGAGGCCACCTGTGACCAAAAGGGGTGGGAGACTTCTGAGATAGTTAATGAAGCGGGGACGCTGAAGAGCCTCCTTTCAAATGTGGCCTTCACAGGGCGTGCCTTTTCATCTATGAAGGATGGTAAGTTTGGGGTTATTGAGAACACGCCCAAGTCTTCCCCTGTCCAAGTATTTACACCTAAGAATAGCAGTGGTCTTAGCTCAAGTAGGGATTACCCATTGGATGTGGATGGGATTAGATATAAGTTTGCTAACGCAGATTTCCAAGATCAAGAAGATGAAGGCTACTATGGAGACCCTGACAAGTTCTATAACTCTGATGTTGACTCACCAAAACCCGGAGTGAAGATCACAAGAAGGTTCAATGAGATTGAGATGTGGGGTACAACTTCCCCAGAGTTGGCGAGAATACATGCTAGGTTTGCCTACTTCGAGAAGAAGCTCCGCAGAGAGGTGTATCAGCTTTCCACAGATATTGAAAGCCTAATTGCCCGTAGGGGTGACAAAGTGCTTATTGCCCACCCCATTATTGAGGTTGGCCTTGGACAAGGTTTCATCACTGAAATTGGGGTGGATGGGTTTAGGGTGGACGAGACCTTAAACCTAGTTGCTGGGGATATGTATGCCATGACTTTGAGGACGAACACGAGATCGTCTGGACTTGTTATTGGGGACATTGTGACGCAGTACATGGGAGATGGTTGGTGGTCTTACAATGCGCCTAGCTCTTTCAAAGTGGGGGACCTAGTAGCCTATGGTGAAGCTGGAACCCAGACTCTAGAATGCCTGATAACTGAGATTAGTTACGGGGAAGACTTCAACGCGACCATAACAATGAAGAATTACGCTTCCACACTATACGATGTGGACGCTGGGGCACTTCCAGTCTATGACTCCAACTTAACTCCGGGAAGGGCTAAGGATATAGCTCCACAACCCCCACAAGTGTCACTAAACCTTGGAACATTCACTTACGAGAGTAATGCTATCTCCGCAATAGTTACACAGGCTGCTGGAGACCTTGCAGACATA